GGCCCTGTCCGGGCGATCTAAAAAAAACGAGATCCCGGTCCTAGGCCCTGCCATGATGCGCCCCGCAGTCGTCTCAGACATGCCCCTGGTCGCGTCGACGTGGGTACGGGCCATGGGAGGGCGTGGGGACGTGTCTCGACGCCGTGTGGGCCGGCTCCTGGCCCGTGGCGCCCGTGTCGAGGTGGTGTGCTTGGGGCGGGTACCGTGGCTGGTCATAGGGTGGCGGTGTGTCGAGGGGTATGATGTCGTGCATTACCTACACGTGAAGCCGCTGTACCGCGGCCTCGGTGTCGAGGAGATGCTGCTCTCTGGGCTGCCCGAGAGAGCGAGATACACGCACCGCCTACTAGTCGCGGTGCCCAGCACGTGGGTCTTCGAGCCCGCGTTGAGGGAGTGAGCATGTGTAAGGCAATCGTAGTTGCGAACGAGACCAATTCAGCGAAGAAGGCCTTCCACGGAAGGCTCGAGGCCATTGGCATCGACGTCGTTGCGTGGGTGCGACTCGACATGTTCCTGAATGGGTACGCTCCACCTGATGCCGAGCTGATTGTCTTCAACGACATAGGCGTGGAGAAGTACAGACATCGAGCAATTATAGCTCCGGCTGTTTCTTGGGGTGACAAATAGGACGTAGGAGATACGACATGAGCGAATTGATGAATGACAGCATACCTATTGCGCGAGTCGTTTTCGTGCAGAAAACGCTAGCTCCTAGGAAGGCAGGAGTGCAGGGGACAGCGCCTGTGTCAGCGCTCGACGACAGGGACCACGTCCTGTCACTGACACCAGGCGGGGTCCTCGCCTGGAGAAAGGATTCACCGGGTGAGGTGAGGCTCTACGGGCGCGCGATTGTTGCTTACGTAGACTTCCCTCAGGCACAGAAGAAAAAGTGATTATGCCCAATGCCTCGCACAGCTGAGGAGATAGCGGCCGAGCTGGCTGTGCTGCGAGAGATCGCGGCCAGAGAGCGCAGAGTGTCTGGCGTGCGGGAATCCCTGCGGTCCGCGTGCCATCCACGGCAGAGGGCGTTCGTTGAGGCACCTGGTCGCAATGTCGTGGCTGTCTGTGCGAGGCAGGGAGGCAAGTCCTACGGTGCCGGGACGAGGCTGATCGATGGCGCGCTCGATGCCCCCGGGTCGCTGTCGCTGTACATCGCGATCACGCGGCAGGAGGCTGTGACAGTCATCGTCCCGACGCTGCTCGAGCTGGACCGGACGCACAATTTGCAGGGTATTTGGCGGTCGGAGGACCTCGAATACATCCTGCCGAATGGGTCGAAAATAGCTGTGAGGGGCTGCCCCGACAGGTCTCACGTCCGCCCATTTCGGGGCCCGAAGTACCGCAGGTGCGTGATAGACGAGGCCTGGTTTTTTGGCGACTACCTGCACGAGCTGGTCGACGAGGTCCTGTCCCCTGCGACCGCGTACTGGCAGGGGTCTGTGGACATGATCACGAGTCCAGGCGCGATCGATGTCGGGCTGGTCCCCGAGATCCTCGATGGCAAGCAGGACGGCTGGACGATCTGCGAGCCGTGGACGATGCGGGACAACCCGTACATGCCACCCGGTGAGCTCGAGCACGTGCTGCACCGGCGCAAGTGGACGCCAGACCACCCGACGTTCCGGCGCGAGTACCTCGGCGAGCGAGTGCACGACCCGTCGATGCTCGTCTACTCGGGGTACTCGTCAGCGTGCGATGTGGCGTCGATGCCTACCGGGTGCTGGAGGTATGTGCTCGGAGTAGATTTTGGAGCTGCGGAGGACGACCCGACTACCGCCTACGTGCTGACGGCGTACTCGGACTCGCAGCCGGTGGCGTACCTCGTCGAGGCAGAGACAGAGGCAGGGGCGACGACGAGCTCTATTGCCCGACGGATAGGAGTGTTTTCGAAGTCTGTCGACCTCGAGGCCATCGTCGGAGACGCTGGAGCCCTTGGGATCGGGTACATCAGGGAGCTGCGAGAGAGGTACGGGATCCCCATCGAGCCGGCAGAAAAAGAAGGGAAACGAGGCTACATCGAGCTGATGAACGGCGACCTCAAGACAGGTATGCTCCGAGTAGTAGCAGGGGCATGCCAAGAGTGGATATCGCAGGCGCGGAGGCTACCGTGGTCTGACAAAACGAAAACGAAAGAGCGCCGCAAGGTACCAAATCACGTGCTCGACGCTGGTCTGTACGCATGGCGCAGATGCAAGGGATACCTCGCAATCGCGACCGGTAGCAGGCACGCGATGACGCGTGAGGAGCGCATGGCGGAGCTCGAGAAAGAGCTAGAGGAAGCACACGACCGCGAGGCGGACGAGGCGAACAAGGCCACGTGGTGGCAGAGAGCGAGGCAATATGGCAGGTGACGTCGACAGGTTGGACGAGATTGTTCGGTGGATGCGAAAGAATAGAGTAGTGTACGCGAGGGTTGGCGATTTGGAGGTGCGCGTCGACCCAGCGTGGGACTCTGTTCTGGATCCTGGCGAGGAGAAGACCCCGCCAAAAACAAGGGAACAGACTCTACGAGAGATCCGTGACGCGGCAGAGGCGTTGCGATTCGCTCACGTGCGGAGGTAGGAATGGCACGAATTTCAAGGTCTGCAAGACAGGAGCGCCCCGGGCATTGGTGGCGCGCGAGTAAGACGGATGTCGGCGAGAAGGTGCTGTCGACGTGCAGGGCAATCCGCACACACCAGCAGTCGCGGATCTCCGACATCCTCGAGGCGCACGAGCTGTACGGGGCACGGGCAGAGACGCTCTATGGCTTCACGCACGTCACGACGAGGGACAACAGGGAGCCTTTGCCGATCAACATCATCTCACAGGTATGCGACGGATTCACATCGCGCGTCGCCGCAACGAAGCCTCGCATCATGCACGTCTCCGTTGGCGGTGACTACTCACTGCAGCGCAAGGCACAGGAGCGAACCGAATTCGTCGACGGCGTGTGGTACGCGAATCAAATGCGCACGCTCGCCCGCATGTGCGCGCTCGAGGCTGCTGTCTCGGGGACAGGAGTGATCAAGGCGACTGCGCTCGATGATGTCGTGCTGGAGGCTGTCCCCCCCGAGGAGCTGTGGGTCGACGACGTGGACGCGAGGTACGGACGTCCGCGGAATCTGTTCCACCGCACGTATTGGGACCGTACGCAGCTCATCGAGATGTTCTCGTCGTACGGTGCCGAAATCGACGAGGCGGGCGACGGCGACGCGGATGACCTCGAGTACCCCGGGCACGACCCACAGGCGGACCAGCTACTCGTCACAGAGGCGTGGCATCTGAGGTCCTCGCCCGACTCAGATGACGGCAGGCATGTGATCGCGATCGAGGGGGCGACTCTGATCGACGAGCCGTGGGAGCTCGACCGATTCCCGTTTTCGTTCTTGCGATTTCGCCCGCCCCTGCGAGGGTTTTGGGGGAGGTCAGTGCTAGACGACGTCTACGGGATCCAGATGGCGATCAACGCACTCATGACGCAGATCCTCACCTCTCTGCGCGAGCTGGGGAAGGCTCACGTGATGCTCGAGCGCGGAAGCAAGGTAAATCCAGCGCAGTTCACCGACGCACACGAGGTAGATTTCATTGAATACACCGGTCGCCCTCCGCAGATCGTGACGGTCCAGGTCGTCCCCCCTGAGGTCTACGAGCTCGTATGGCAGCTTGTTTCAAGGGCATTCCAGCAGGTGGGGCTGTCGGAGATGAGCGCGCAGGCAAAGCTCCCTGCGCGCTTCGAAAGCGGTGAGGCGATTCGCATGTATGAGGACGTGCAGTCAGGCCGGTACGTCCACCCGTCGCAGGAGTACCAGGACTGGCATGTCGATTCGGCGAAGCTTTGCTTGGCGACTGCTGGCCAATTGGCGAAGCGGAAGGGAGGGTACAGCGCGCTCTACGTCGGGCGCCGGTACGGCAAGGAGATCGCCAAGCGAATCGACTACTGGGAGCCCGAGGAGGGCGAGGAGTACGTCTTGCGTCCGCATCCGGTCAGCGGTCTGACAGGCGAGCCCTCGCACGACATCGACCTGATCATTCGGTACAAGCAGGCCGGTGAGCTCACACCGATGGAGGCGATGAGCCTGCTCGAGCTACCGGATCTGGATGGTGTCGTCGCGCGAAAGACCGCTGGCGTACAGGTCGTGGAGCGATTCATCGAGAGGATGCTTGAGGAGGGCAAATACGAGCCACCATGGCCCGAGCTACCTCTCGCGTACGCTCGTGAGAGGGCAGAGCAGGCGATCCTCCTCGCGCACCTGGACGAGGCCCCAGAAGAGCGCATCGGCCTGGTCCGCCAGTGGCTCGACGAGGTCATATTCCTCGAGGAGGACAGCCAGCCTGCTCCACCTCCAGGTGCAGAGCAGCAGATACCGCCGGGGCAGCCCCCCGTCGCGACACCACCGGAGATGCCGTCATGAAGCAGATTGACACAGCGACAGAGACCCAGGATGCCGCCGAGAGCGTGCAGGAGGCTGGACAGGACTCGACACACGAGCCCACCGCGACGGAGCGAGCCAACGCGCTCCTGGACGCGTTGGGGGAAGAGTCTGAGCAGACTCAGGCCGCCGATGCCCCGGCAGACACAACGAGCGCTCAGGCCGAGGAGCAGTCCGAGGAGCAGCCCAAGGAGCCGTCACAGGCCGAGAGAAAGAGGTCAAAGCTGCTGTCTGACCTCGCGGCGAAGGAGTTGCGCGCGCTTGAGGCACGCGCGAAATTGAAGGCAGAGCGCGAGGAATTCGAGCGAGATCGCTCCGAATGGCAGTCGACGAAGGCTCTCGCCACGTCGGACCCGATTGCATTCCTGGAGCGCGCTGGCGTCGACCTCCAGGCGCTGACCCAAGCAATCCTGGGCAAGCCAGCGAAGGATGTCCCTCCGAAGGTCGACCCAGAGATCGCGAAGCTCAGGCAGGAGGTGGATCGCCTCAAGGGAGAGCAGGAGCAGTCGCGATCCGAGTACCAGCAGAGCCGGATTGCCGCGGCTGTGAGAGCGGACCAGGAGGCGTGTGCGGAGTACGTGCGGACGAAGGCTGACGCGTACCCATTCCTCGCGGACGAGTCGCCGGAGGACGTAGGAGAGGCTATGCACGAGATCCGAAAGCGGCACTGGATGCGCACGCACACAGAGCTGGACCCGTCGGCTGCAGCCGCTGAGCTGGAGCGCCGGATCTCCGCTCAGTACGATCGCCTTGCAAAGGCCGCTGCCAAGCGATCGCAGCCATCTCCAGCCGCTCGAGCTCCTGCGCTGTCGTCACGCACACGCGAGTCGGCGCGGTCGATCGAGCCCAAAGACATGACGCCGGAAGAGCGCCGAGCTGCTGCGCTAGACCTACTCTCGAAACTCGAATAGTCCCAATCAGGACAACAGCTTGCAGGCAATCTTACCCACCTGCTTGTTGAGGTGGTGTTGTTGGCTCATATTTGTGTGAGCAGAAGCCGAGCCGCCCTCGACGCAAGCTTCTGCCGCTGGCCTCCACAGGCCGGTGCTGGTGGCTCTCCCCGACTGGTTTCGGGTCCTACCCAAAACGGTTTGCTCGCCTCGCACGAGGCACGGGAGAGCCATCATGGCACCGACTCCGACGACGTTCGACAGCCTTCTGCACATCAACTACGACGCGACCCTCCACCGCCTGCCGGAGCACATGGATCCGCTTCCGCAGCTGATCAAGAAGGTCGACGTCTTCAGCGGCAAATCCTGCGCCGTACCGATCCAGTACGGCAGAGGCCAATCGGTCGGCGGTGTATTCGCATCCGTCGAGGCGATCGACGGGCACAACACCTACGAGGATTTCATCGTGACGCGCTCGAAGTACTACGGCTTCTGCAACCTGGACAACGAGCTGTTTGAGATCGCTAAGGACAAGAAAGACACATTCCTTGAGGCGCTCGACAGCGAAGTGAAGGGCGTAACAGACGAGTTCGGAGAGGATATCGCGTTCCAATTCTACGGCAACGGGAGCGGTGTCCGTGGGCAAATCTCGGCGACGTCCAACGTCGCGACTGACACGATCACGCTCGCTGACACAAACGATATCCACTATTTCAAGGAGGGAATGCTACTGCAGGCACAGACCACTGCTACGCCTGCCACGTCGGCGAAATCAGGGTACGTGACGATCGAGAGCATCGACACAGAGGCAGGTACGATCACCGTCACAGGCGCCTCGTGGGCAGCCGGGATCGCCACTGTCGCCGCGTCCGACTACCTCTTCAGGGCCTATTCCGTCGGCGGGAGCTGGAATCTATACGGCCTCGAGGCATGGCTGCCTGCGACAGCCCCGACGTTAGGCGACTCGTTCTTCTCCGTAGATCGCAGTGCGGCGGTCAACAAGCTCTCAGGTATCCGCCTCACGAGCACAGGAGAAACGAACGAAGACGCGCTCGTGAACGCCGTCTACAAGGCGAGCGTTCGAGGGGCGAAGAGCGTTTCGAAGATCATCATCAACAGCATGCGATGGGCAGAGCTTGTCATCGAGCTTGGATCGCGTGTGCAGCGTCGGGACGCAGTGACGGACAAGAAGGCAGGTCTCGGCTACACAGCAGTCATCCTCGCCACAAATAACGGCGATGTGGAGGTTATCCCATCCGACTTCTGCCCGTATTCCACGGCGTTCGGGCTGGACCCGAGCGTGTGGACTCTCAAGGGCCGACCGCGCTGGCAGAAGACGCACGGGACAGGCACGATCTGGACTCCTCGGTCCGGATATGACCAGCAGCGCGCGCAGATAGCGGCGTATCACCAGCTCTACTGCGAGGCCCCAGGCCGCAACTTCAGGCTGGATTTCTCCTGAGTGACTGACTTGGCGTGAGCCCCGGGCAGGACCTGGGGCACCGCCAGCCAAGGAGTGACGAAATGGAAAGCAGAAAGCAAGCCTGGGCGACAGACTACGAGGTATACACAATCGGTCTGTCTATGACCACAGACGGGTCAGGAGACCCGACTCTGCTCGAGGAGTCCGGATTCGCGAGCGTGTCGCGCACAGCTGTAGGCAGGTACCGGTGCGTACTGACAGACAAATGGAAGCGATTGATCTCGGCGATCCCGACGATCAAGCTGTCCGAGGACGCGGACGTACAGGCTCACGTGTACGGGCACTCTGTCGGTGCATCTACGCCGTACATCGATATCGAGGTGAGAGAGACCGCGCGAGCCTCGCTGCTCAAGCTGCAGGCGGGGACGATCTTCCACGCGCTCGTTGGGACTGCAGTATCCACCACAGACGCGAGCGACACGCCCACAGCGGTAGCGCTCGCTAACGCCATAAAGGCAGCCTGCAACGCCCACATCGCGAGCGCTGCGAGCGCTGGAGTCGACGGGGCTCACCACGCAATCGACAGCTCGAATGGCGTGAGCTCTGCGGACGCGACTGATGAGGCGTCGGCGATCACGCTCGCGAACGAAATCAAGGCCGACTACAACACCCACAGAGCGTCGACGTCCTACCACGCCACTGCGGACGCGACCAACGTCGTGAGCTCCGCAGACGCGACAGACGCAGCGTCGCTGTACACGCTGCTGAACGAAATCAAAACCGACTACAACGCCCACATCGCTGCGGGCCTGGCGACAGCGTGCAACGTCGTATCGGGCGAAATCCACCTAATCTCGCTGGTGAGCAGGAGGGCGTGATGCCGAAGGGGAAAGGGCTGCTAGCCCTCATCTCAGAGCCTGAAGACGCAGCAGAGTCCACAGATCCTGAGGACTACTCGGAGCGCAAGACCGCAGCAGCAGAGGAGCTGCTTGACGCGATCAAGGCATCTGACCCGGGTGGCGTCGCTGATGCGGTGACTGCTCTGATCCGCACCTGCCAGCTCGAGGGGATGTCCGAGGAGTAGCCGCACATGTCCCGCACCGTCTCTCTGGCAAATCTCGTAGCGCGCGCCAAGAGGCGGGCGGACATGAGCAATTCAACGTTTCGCACTACTGCGGAGTGGGAGGACGAGGTGCAGCAGAGCGCGCAGGCGTTCTGGTGCATGCTCCTGTCGCACCGCGGGCATGCGTGGGACTTCGCGCAGACGGACCTCACGACGACAGCTTCACAGGCCTACGTCGCGCTCCCTGCTGACTTCCTCGAGCTGGTCAAGGTCGGGTGGGTCGCTGCCTCAGGCGATGACCCGTATCGGCTGGAGCCGTTTGCGCTCGAGGATGAGTGGCTGCCAGACGTGACTCGTGGCTGGGATCTGTACTCGATCCCAGCGTACGCAATCCGAGGCCAAAATCTCTGGCTTACCCCGACTCCTGACACGGCCTACACGCTGCGCATGCAGTACATCCCGCGGCTCGCCACTCTCACGGACTCGGGGTCACCAGTGCAGCTCGACGGCATCGCCGGATGGGACGACTGGGTCACGTGGGATGTGGCAATCAAAATGCGCATCCAGGAGGAAAGCGACGTACGCACGCACCTGGCAGAGCGAGAGCGCACGCAGGAGCTGATCATCGAGGCCGCCACAAATCGAGATAGAGGCACGCCGCATCGAGTCCAGCGTGTACGAGCTGCGACGACTTGGAGGCGCAATGCAAGGTAGCTTCTCAGCGCGGTCTGTACTCACACGCCGAGAGGGTGCCCCAGCCGCCGACGCGAACACAGACGCTATCCGTCGCGAGGTGGAGAGGCAGAGCCGCTCCGAGTACTCCGGACGCCTGATCTCGGACGTGGCAGTCCCTGCGGCGGGGGCCCAATTCGTCGTCGCACACAAGCTCGGCAGGGCCCCGCGCGGGTACTACGTCGTGCGGTGGACAGTCGAGCCACCGGCGTTCTTCGAGGTGTCAGCCGACGCGAAGCGGATTACGTTCGAATCCACCTCAGTAGCTGGGCAGACAGTGGCCCTCATGGTGTTTTGATGCTCCAGTGGCAGACCCTCACAATCCCATTCGGACAGGGCCTCGCGCAGCAGATTGCGCCGTCTCTGGTGCCCACAGGCAAGCTCCTGCAGGGGGACGACGCATGGATCCACAAGGATGGGTCTGTGGAGCACAGGCCGGGTACTCGGGCGATTACGCGCGACCTCTACGGGTTTGGCACGCTGTCGGACGGCTTCCGAATCTTCTCCCACGGGAATCACCTATACATCACGACTCCTGATAATTTGTACGAGTACTCCGAGAGTGGGCAGCACTGGATCCATCGCGACCTAGCGTACGAGGCGACTGTCGTCCGTAGGTATCAGGGGGAGCGAGGTCGCAGCACGTACGGCACGAGGTCTGACGTCGTCTACGCCTCTGGAGTGCTCGCGACAGCCTGGACCGATGCCGGGGCGTCGTGCATCTCGATCCGATTCACCGACTACGACACAGGCGCAAAGTACGACGAGCAGCAAGTGTCGCTCACCAGTGTGCGGTCGTGGAGGCTAATCGAGACCTACGGCCGGTACATCCACCTGGTGTACCTCGACGACACTGGACACACGGTGCACATCGCGACGTGGGACGCGCAGGACCTGGAGTCCGCAGTCTCACCTCACCTGGTCGCGTCCGACGCAAGGGCTGGGGCGTCGCTCGATGCGTGCGGGGCCGGCGAGGATATCCTGCTCGTGTACGAGACCTCGACAGGCCTGCACATCTGGTGCTTTACAGAATACGGCCTGACGTTCGTTGGAGACACCGACGACACGTGGACTCTATCGGACATGCCTTACGCTGGTGTAGCGATAGGTGCCAATGCGTCAGAGGCCATCGCGACAGTCATGTGGGATGCAGACGTCGCGCAGGTAATCAAGCACAGGAGCTTCGATTATCCGTCGCTCACTGCTCGGTACTCGACCACCTCACTGTCTCACCCGTCCCCGCACCTGTCGATCGCGGCGTCTGGTGGAGATACGACTGTGCAGAGGCTCGGCGTCGCAGTATCCGGACCCGTGTACAGCTATCTGGTGTGGGATTGTATGCAGGATTTGCAGTACAACGACTTTGTGGCTTACGCGAAGATCAACAACGCCACTGGAGTCGATACGGCGGGTGGCTACACGTACCACGTGCGTGCCGCCTCGAAGCCGATTGTGCATGGCGTTCACGCATATATCGCAGGGTATTTCTGCCACAAGGGGTACTCAACAGGAGCCGACTCAGCGACGTTCAGGTTCGGCTACTTGCTCGAGCTGACCTGCCTCCCATACGTCGACAGGATGGAGATGTGACATGGTCCTGACATGCGACGAGGCGAGCCAGGTCAGAGTCGTGTCGAGATTCGCCACTGGCGAGATCTACAAGCTGGCGGACGCGAAGGGCGGCGGAGATCTGCCATCCAACCTCGCAGTGTGCGAGACGTCAGACAGGTACATCGTATCAGTCCCGATCGTCTCTGACTCGCTCACAGAGGACGTCGGATACGGGCACAGGGCTCTCGTGGAGGCGTCCGAGGGATTCGACGCGTTCGTTTTCGACTTCGACGACATGCGCACAATGCACCTCCCTACAGTGTGCCAGGGCGGGCCTGTGCTGAGCGGTGGGGTCCCTGCAATCGTCGACCACCACAGGTGCTGCGAGGCCGGATTCCACACGGCTCCTGTCGTGTCAAATAGCACCACATACCAGCCGTCTGGAGGGAAGCTTACAGGGTCTGACGCTGCAGACTACTCGGCAAAAATCGTCTACAAGTGGATCGACCAGCGCGGTGTCGTGCACAGGTCTATCCCGTCTCTGCCTGTCGTGCACTCGTTCGGAGCGCCGTACGCCGACGACTACTACACCTTCGACGCGTTCCCGCTCACTCTGACTGAGCGCTGGGATGCGGACTGCGAGGAATTCCCAGTCTGGATCGAGCTGTATCGCACGGTCGCGAACGGCACGACGTACTACCTCGAACACGAGTACGAGAACGTGAGGGAGGACTACGTCATAACGGTGGAGCCCGGGAAGTACGCGACAGACGATGACATCCAGGCGAGAGAGGTGCTCTACACGGACGGTGGAGTGATGCCGAACTGGCAGCCACCTGCAGCTAGGCACATCGTGGCGCACAGGACGTGGCTGTGGATGATCTCGGCCGAGAGGGCGACGGAGATCTGGATTTCGAAGGACACGAGCGACTGGCCGCGAGCACCGGGGTGGGACCCGTATACGAGGGTGATCCGTCACGATGTCGACGGCGAGTTCGTCGCGCTTGCACCGCTCGACGAAAAGCTGCTGTGCTTCAAGCGCACGACGATCTACGCGCTGGTCGGGACTCCAGACAACGACATGGGACAGGGAGGGCAGCTCGACGGCCCTGTGCAGCTCAGCGTGGAGTGCGGGTGCATCGATGCCAGGTCCGTCGTGAGCTGCCCGGCAGGCGTCGTATTCCAGGCACAGGATGGGCTGTACGTCATAGGTCGAGGACTGGACGTGCAGCTCGTCAGCGCCCCAATCACCGACACGCTGGAGGCGTATCCTGTGGTCACCAGCGCCGTGTACGACGCTGCCCGAGGGCTCGTGCTCGTCAGCCTGTCGGATGCAACAAAGAACGGTGTGACTGCTGCATGGGACCATGCCTCAAACGAATGGGTGATCTGGCACCTCCCGACAGTCGGCGGTGGTGCTGACTCGATGACATGGTCCTCGTGCATGGCGAGCAGAGGCACAGCCGGCACGCCGTCTGATGCGGAGCAGGAGTACCACCTCATGCAGGGGACTGCCTCCGTCCTGTATCTGGACGACGACGACAGGACAGACGATACAGGGACTGGAGACGGGGCCGCTATGGTCGTGTCTTCAGCGTGGGTCCAATTCGCAGGGGTGCAAGGATTCCAGAAGATCCGCAAGCTGCAGCTGCTCGGGACATGGCTGTCGGCGCACTCACTCCAGGTCGACCTCTACTTCGACCACAGCGCGACAGCGGCAGCTACGATCACCCGCACACCTGCACAGGTGACAGCAGCGCTGGTCGGGAGCAGAGAACAGCTAGAGATCCACATCGCTAGAAAATGCGAGGCAATGCGCGTCAAGGTGACTGCTACACCTGAGGCGAAGCCCGCTAAATGCGTTCGTTGGGAGGCCATGTCGCTGCAGATAGGAGTCGTGACTGGGCTGTTCCGGCTGCATTCGGAGGCAAGAGGATAATGTCGGTATTTGACTGGCTCTGGACAGGGATGTCGGGCGGCGACTCGCACGTGCCCGAGCAGTACACCTACGATGATAGGCAGATCACCCTAAATCGGTCGTACCAGCATTGGCTCGAAGACAAGTACCGCGACCGAATCGAGGGCAAGTCCCCATCCGTAGCGGAGGCGCAGCTGAGGTCCGGCCTCAACCAGGCGCAGGCGGCGCAGTGGGCGCAGTCGAGGTCTGCCACCGGGTCGGGTGCTGCACGCGGGGCAGCGCAGTACAATGCAGCGCAAAACGCCGCGAATATGGGGCAGCAGACTGCAGCCGACGCGGCGAAGATGCGGGCGGCGGAGCAGGCGCAGGCCGAGCAGGCATACGGGCAGATGCTCGCTGACCAGCGCCGGGCAGAGCAGGATTACCAGCTAGGCAAGGCCGCAGCGCACAACCAGTGGCAGTCGAACTGGTCGAATCAGAGTGAGGCCCAGGTGTCACGAGACCAGCGTGCAGGAGGCGGCCTCGTGTCCGCAGCTGGCGCAGCGATCGCTGCCGGCGCGATGATGTCCGACGTCCGAGCCAAGACAGACATCCGGCCCGTGGAGGAGACGCCTGGGGACAAGGTGCTCACCAAGATGGTGAGCAAGTCGCCAGAGCTTGATCGTGACGACGCGCAGCGCAGGCGGGATGAGTGGGACGACATGATGCTGCGCAGGATCCAGGACGAGAGATCGCAGGCAGCGACACAGCAGAGCGGACAGGACGCGATGGGTACGCTCGGGACCGGTCTGATGGCAGCAGGAGGGATCATCGGCTCCGACGAGCGAGCGAAGGACAAGGGTGGAGACGCAGGCAATCCAGACGTCGATGATTTCCTCGAGAAAACCAAGGCGTATTGGTGGCGCTACAAGCGAGGAGAGAGATGGGACGACGGCGGTAGACAGCACATTGGCCCGATGGCGCAGGACCTCCAGAGGACGAAGGTAGGCCGCACAATGGTCGTCGAGGACCCGCGTACAGGCATGCTGGGAGTCGACACGGGCCAGGCATACGGGGCGATGCTGGCCGGCCTTACGCATTTGAATGACCGAATCGATTCGATCGAGAGCGGAAAGGGCCGCAAGTGATGGCACGTCCAGTGTGGAGCCAGCAGCAGCCCGATGGGCAGATCCGATTCGGATGGGACGACGGGGAAGAGTCGGTGGCGCCGGCTAACCCATTCACGCTCTCGATGGATCGACAACTGCCCGACCGTCTCGAGGGCGCGACAGCCGACGCGGTCAACCCATACGACCCTCGGTCACAGACCAGCGACTACTACCGATGGGAGTCAGAGAGGTCCGGATACGGGCCGGGCTACGACCCATACTCAGGGGCTCCCCCCGCGCCGGTGGCTAGCGACGCGACAGGCGGGGCAGGGGGCATGGGAGGTGCCCCAGCGGCGTCTCCACCTGACATGACGGGTGGCAGCTCGTACACGCCGCGCTCGACGCCCGAGGAGAGGGCAGCCGCAGGCCCGGCCCCGCAGTCGCCACCAGCCCAAGCTGCGGCCGTGCAAGGTGGATACTTTGCGCCAAACCCCTATGAATTGGCTCAAAAAACGCGAGCTCTTGGCTCGTCTGCGATCCGGATCAAGGGTGGCCCGCAGGTGCGTGGCTGGCAGGAGCAGTACACCGATGCCCCACCAGAGGTCGAGGAGCGTCTCGATTCGGCGAATGACGCTGAGAATCAGGCTGGGCAAATCGAGCTCATGACCGCTCGCAAGCTGCGAGACCAGCAGGCGGCACAGCAGCGCGCCACCGACCAGGCCCTGCGATACGAGGAGGACCAGCTCAGGAAGCTGAGAGAGCGGAATCTGCAGAGGCGCGAGCAGGAGGCCGCAAAGATCGCTGATGCACAGCGCGAGGTGGATTCGCTGCGCGTGAATCCCGACGCCTACTGGCAGAGCAAGAGTGGATTCGAGAAGGTTACGCTGGGTCTGGCGCTCGCTCTAGGGGCCGCTGGGCAGGCGCTGACGGGAGCCCCGAACGCCGCGAAGGAGATGCTCGACCAGGCGATCAAAAATAACATCGACGCCCAGAAGGTGGCAATCGACCAAGGGCGCAAGTCTGTAGAGGGCAAAGTCAACGTCTACAACGAGATGCTTGCTCGATTTGGCGACGAGGAAGACGCACAAATCGCGTCTCAGGCGCTCCTCGAGAAGCAGGCAGCGAGGACCCTCGCGAGGATGGCGAACGCGGCCAAGGACGAGACCGCAGCGGCGGAATCACTGCGACTGTCTGCCGAGTACGACCGACGGGCAGCGCAGACGCTCTCGGACCTGCACTCGAGGCGTGTGACTCGCACGACCGAGGTGGTCCCGGATCGCGTTGTGTCTACAGGGCAATCGCGTCAGGCCCCGAAGGATGCGGCTGCGCGATACGTACCCGGGTACGGACTCGCACCTACGCCCGAAGAGGCCAAGAAGGGGCGAGCGGCCCTGGCGGCCAACGACCAGCTGCAGCAGTCGATCGCTCGCATCCGCCAGCTGACAGCGTCGACATGGGACAGGATGAGCCCGGAGAAGCGCGCGCAGGCCTCGTCGGAGCTCGCAGGCTTGAGACTCGCGATCAAGGACGCATACGACATGGGCGCGCTGGACAAGGACTCGATGCTCGTCGCTGAGCAGATGACAGGCAACCCGGTGTCAGTATTTTCTCTTGGCGGGCGCACTGCAGCCCTCGATTCCCTGTCGTCGCAGTCCCAGCGCAGGACTCACTCGACGCTGTCCGCAATGGGATTTGACCCGGCGAGACGCGTCATGACTCCCACCGGTCCTGCCACCGAGTACACGGGCGAGCAGCCGACGAGCGTACCAGTCCCTCGCCCTGTCCAGGCGCGAAAGGCTGGTGAGTAGGTGAGAGTCCTCGACGTCGCCACTGGGCAGGTCAGAGACGTCTCCGAGTCGGAAGCTGTCTCCGGGTACAGAGAGGGAGCCTACCGCCTGCAGCGAGACGCCGAGATCCCCATGCTCGACGCGTCAGGCCAGTACGTGGCAGTGCGACAGGAGGGACTCGGGGGAGCGCTGGATGCTGGCTTCCAGGTCGCGAGTCAGGAGGCCTTCGCGCGCGCGGAGTCCGAGGCGCTCCACGGTGGTCTCGGGAGCGCAGCCCTGGCAGGTGTGGAGGGTGCTGGCAGGGGGCTCACACTCGGCCTGTCAGAGGGAGCCCTCGGGGCAGCGCTGGGGGACGACTACGCCGCTGCGGCACGAGCACGAGCCGAGGCAAATCCGATTGCGTCTATCAGCGGAGAGGTCGCCGGGGCTGTCCTGCCTGCTCTCGTATCAGGCGGCGCCTCGGGGACATCTCTCGCCGCTCGAGGGGCCCGTGCAGCGACAGCACTCCCCCGCCTCGCAGCACGAGGTGGTCTCGCAGCTGAGTCCGCCGTGGCGCGCGCACTGGGCGAGGGGACGACAGCACTCGGCAGGATCGGGCGGTCTGCGATCTCCAAGGGCGTAGGGGCTGCTGTGGAGCAGCTCCCGAGCGCAGTGGGGCACGGGGTGTCGACTGCACTCCTCGACCGCGATGCGACTGCCGAGAAAATCCTCGCGCAGGTGGGGCTCGAGACGATCGCCGGCGGGATGGCAGGCAGCATCCTCGGTGGCGCCACGAGGTCTTCAGCCGAGGCGTATCAGGCGTATCAGGCGCTCGCGAAGAGGGTATTCGGAGACGCCACCCACCCTGGGGTGGGCAAGCAGCTCGTGCGCCTGTCCGCGGCGATGTCTGGAGACGACCCGGCCGCCCTGTCACGCCTGGCACTTGGGGACTCAGGAGGCGGGATCCTGTCCGAGAGCGCTAGAGCGAATCGGGCTCTCGCATACGGAGCTGAGGCGCGGGAGCGCACTGTGCAGGAGCTGTCCGAGTCGCTGTCGGACACGAGAGCCGCCCTGTCTCGAGTCCGTGTGGCAGCAGCACGAGAGCCGTCTGCAGTCGCCACAGGGGCTCTGGACGCGATCGGCAAGGTCGACACCGCCGACACCCGTCTAGCCAACATGCGCATTTTCCGGCCGGATGCAGGGGCTGACACGGATGGTGTGCGCAGTCACCTGTCGCAGCTCACCGACCCAGTGCGCGACCAGACGAGCACGGCGATCAGCGACTGGATGAAGGCTGGTGATGCTCTGTCGAAGGTCGACGCGCCCCCGAAGAGCGAGCTCGGGCAGGCGATCGCGCACTACCGCGCAGCAGCATCGAGGGCCAATGCAGCCGCGGCGAAGGCATCAGATGCCGTCGTGCTGACCAACCAGGCCAGAGCCCTCACGCAGGCCAGTGGGGGGCAGGACAGCGCAATAGGGCTCGGGACAGTGGCCTCACTGGCCCTCGACTCTGCTCTACCTCTGGCGGGTGGGGCTGCTCTCAACTCCGCGCGGTCTGCCGTACGTGCTCTCAGCGCCCCCGGGTCCGCGCTCGAGCGACTCGCCACCGTGGAGCGCCTGGCGCAGGGGCTGTCCTCGAGGCTCGATGGCGGGCTGGACAGGTACCTGGCGCAGGTCAGTGGAGGCGCCCGTGTCGCTGCGAGGACGGCCTCTAGCGCGACGACGCGTGCCGCCGGGGCATCTGCCAGGCGGACCTACGACAGAGCCCGAGAGCAGCTCGAGGCGGCCCACGATGACCCTCGCGGGCTGGCGGCGGCGGTGGCCCGTAGCACTCGTCACGTCGATGCGGATGCACCCGAGGTTGCTGCGGCTGTACGAGCCAGTGTCGCGCGTGCACAGTCGTACCTCGCCTCGAGGATGCCTCGTGCTCGCCAGACTGGCCCGTGGGCGCGCTCGGAGCCATCCGCGGCGGATATCGCAAAATTCGCGAAGCTCGTCTCAGCTGTCGAGGACCCCGTCGGGACTCTCACCTCCGAGCTCGAGGCCGGGACCCTGTCGCGCGAGACGATGCAGGTCATCCGCGAGGTGTACCCCACGCTCGCGGCACAGATCACAGCACGTGTGGCGGCTGGAGTGGCAGACATGGATCGCCCGCCCCCGTACAGCGAGCGGGTCCGGCTCTCTCTGCTGCTCGGGCAGCCACTCGACCCGTCACTGCGACCGGAGGCGATCGCCGCTCGGCAGGCCGTATACGTCGCTCCACCTCCACATCCACCACAGAGCCAATCAGACGCCCTATCTGGCGTCGCAGATGCGTACGAGACGTCTGCTGAGAGGGCGACAGAATAGGACACACCATGGGATCTCCCTACCAAAATTCTCGACTCGAATACGCCACAAACAAGGCTGCAGACACGTACTACTACCCTCCAGCTGGGCAGGAGATGTGTGGCAATGTCTGCGCGACGGTCGGCCTCGTGCTGGCAGGTGGCGCGACCGCGACGATCGAGGCCACCATGCAGCGCGGGTCTGGCCTGGACCAGGAGTCCGGTGTCACGCAGACGTGGGTCGATATCACAAAGTCGTTCAAGGACCTAAGCACTGCTCTGGACGGGACAGCGTCTTTCGCCGACGCGAACAAAATCCTGCAGTGCAATGGTTTGGATGTGGAAGCGATCCGCGTCAAAATCGTCACGAGCGACGCGACCAATACCATCGGCGTCTGGCTCCGGGTGCTGTGATGGGTCGCATCCTGACAGGCGATCGGATGCGTGTCGCCGCGAGAGCTATCGGGATCGGGGACCCGCTCGGCGGCGGTGGCGTGTCTATCTCCTCCCTCCTCGGCGCGAATGGCGTGTATTTCGACTTCACGCGCGGCGCTTTGATCGAGAATAACACGCAGCCGGTGCTCGTCAACGGCGGCTTCGAGTCGGGTGTAACGGGTTGGTCTTGGACTGGGCTGGCTACATTTGACACCGTCGCTGGGGGCCGCCCCGGGGGTACGGGCGCAAGTATCGCACGGCTCGTGTCCACTGGGGTCGTCGAAAATCACTGGGTTCTTCAGTCCGCCGTCACGATCTCGGGCAATCACTATACTCTGTCAGGGTGGCTATCGCACGACGACGCGGTCAACTTGCGCACGGGAGACGGCTCTATTATTCTAGCACCACCACCCGGCGGCTGGCAGTACGTCTCTGGCAGCGGCACGACGGGCGCGACGGCCGTCCTAATCCGCCTCTTGGCGGAGAGCAAGTCGGCGTACGCCGACGACATCACCCTCGCCAATAACTCAGTCAAAGCCTGCACGCCGGTCGTGGCGCGCGGGGCGCTGGCAGGCGTCACAGGCTCGCAGACTACCGCGGCCAATATGCCCTATGAGGCGAGCGGCGGGCTGACAGGCGACGGGGGCGATTATCTACCAGCTGGGAGCGCCGCGAATTGGGCCTTCCTGCATAGCGGCGTAGGCGCGTCCGTGTTCGCGGTCGTCAATCGTGGCACGTCGACTGACCGATACGTGCTTGGCACGCGCGATTCCACGGCGCGCAACGCCTTCGCGCTGTATATAAATGCTGGGGGCAACCTACAGTTCGTTGTCGACAACGCGAGCGGCACGATCGTGAATGACACGCACGCGTCAGTTATCCCGGCATCGCAGCTCGCGATAGTCGAGGGGCATTTCGTGTCTGGCACGTGGGTGCACGCGGTCAATGCGGTCGAAGAGACCGGCTCGCCCACTGGCTCTCCGTCGTCCGCAGACCCAGCTATCCCACTGTGGATTCTTGGAGCATATTCGGCCGGGTCCTCGCTGATAGGCTCGATGGCCGGATTAGTCGTGAGCGGATACATGGGCCCCGACACGCGTGCCGCTATGCGCGGGCTACTGGCGTCCAAATACGGGGTGTCGCTATGAGCCATCGAATCACCACCCTCGAGGACGCCCGCGCACTGCAGGCGATCGAGACCCGCGACAGCGGCGGGCCCGGCCCGGGCTCACGCAAGATCGCAGGCAAGCGCGTCAATATCTGCCCCAGGTGCTGCGAGCGAGGCACTCTCACGCCCGTCACGCCGCTGCCGTACACCTGCCCATCGTGCGGCTGGACTGCGGAGTCGGACCCCCGCGGATGCTGGCTCGCAGTGCGAGAGGTGTACACGCAAGATGGAGTCTACGCGTACGACGTCTCGGCCGACATGTCACAGAGCACCAGGCTGACTGCCGAGGAGCGCACCGCATGGGCCCAGGCCCGCGCCGCTGCTGTGGATGAGCTGCCCCCAGGTCCACCGGAATGGGCGCCAGCGAAAGGATTGGACAAGTGACCAACACTCTCGTGTCCGTGCCATTCGCAGTCGCCGTGACTGCGCTGGTCCGCAAGCGGTGGCCGCAGGTCGATGGCGCCTACGTCGCGCTCGTCGTGCTCGTGCTCACGATCGCTGGGGCCGTGCTCGCTCACTACCGGGACGCTATCCCGCAGGAGGTGTGGGCCGCCGCTGGGCCGCTGCTCGCCGCTGTCCTGGCACTCGGCGGGGTGCAGACGGCCCAGCACGTGGCGAGCAGGGGCGCGCGCAACGTCACCATCGTGGAGGCGCCAGAGCCGACCTACGACGCCAGCGAGGCACCCACGCGCCGGGAGGTGGGAGGCGACGATGCCTGACCTGCAGACAGACGGGCAGTCCCCCCCGGCACTGTGCCTCGCGCACTCTGCCGACATCCAGGCTCTACACGTCAGTCAGAGCCGGTCCAATCAGCGGCACACCGAGCAGATGATCTCGGTGCACTCCACCGTGTCGAGGATCGAGACCAAGGTGGACCGCATCCTGGAGGGGATATCGATTGGAGCAATCGTACCAGCTCGCCCACCGGAATCGCCACGCAGACCGCTCCCATCGCTCGGGTGGGACATCGACGAGCCTACGCACCCTGGAGACGCTGACTCGGCCAGCACGTGGGCGCACAGGGCGCGCATGACAGCAGAGCTGGCCGAGCGAGAGGCGACTGCGAGGGCCGGAGCAGAGGTGCGATTGATCGAGGCGCGGTCACACGCACGTAAGGCAACGATTGCAGCGGTAGCAGGCGCGATCGTGGCCGTGATTGGCGCGCTGGCAGCCCTTCTGCCGCGCGTGTTTGGAGGCTGAGATGCAAGAGGTCAGATTGACAGTCATAGTCCTTTCCGCAGCCATCCTGGTCGGCGTAGGATGTGGGCACGGGGCCACCGCATGCGCCGTAGTCGACGTGGCAGACACCGCGTGCGACGTCCTGCCGATCCGGTACCTGGACGACGATGGGCAGGAGCAGACCGCACGTGTCCCCATGCAGGAGCTGCGAGCGGCAGCTGTCCGTGCGCAGAAGCAGGACGGGGGTGCCCCGTGAGAGGACTCGGGTGGATGCCTGAGACCATCGAGCCATCCAGGGTGCTCGCGGCCCAGCAGTGGGCCAAATTGAGGCTCAGCGGTGCACCTCCTGCCGAGGCGTCGCTCGTGGCTGACCTACCGACTGCAGCCATGGGCGTCCTCGACCAGGGGTCCACGTCGTCGTGCGTGGCGCAGGCGATCGCGCGTGGCGTCCGCCTCGAGGGGCAGCTCACCGACGCTCTCGACTACCCGCTCCCGGCTCGCCGCTGGATCTATCGCCTCGCACGAGAGACGCACGGCGATGGTGACGTAGACGAGGGGACCTATATTTCGGCAGGCCTGCACGTCCCGTCTATCCTCGGATGGCCCTCTGAGGAGCATGTCCAGTGGGACGAGGGCCTGATCGACGCGCCGATGTCCGCTGACGATCGTCACCACGCGTACGACCAGCGAGACACAGTGCAGACAGCGCAGATCGTCACCTGGGGCGACATGCGCGAGGAGCAGATCAGGCAGGCTGTCGGAGTCGGGCGCCACCCGATCGTTTTCGGATCGATGGTCGACTCCGATTACCTCGATCTGGATTCGTGGGCGCCACAGAATTTCGACGGAAATGCTGTCGGAGGGCACGCGCAGCTGATCGTCGGGTACGACTCCGGTGGCGTGCACGTGCTAAATTCATGGGGACCATACTGGGGCGTCGGTGGGCTCGCACGCATCTCGTGGAGGTGTGCGCGCACGTTTATTCGGGACCTGTTCGTGATCCAGAAGGTGAGGAGGCCGACGTCATGACGAGGTGGCTTTTGCTCGCTGTAGCTGTGTCCGCATGCGGTCACGTACAGCCTGACGTCCCAGTTACCACAGACGCCTGCGAGGCTGCATGCACACGAGGCGCTGAGCTCGGGTGCGCGTGGGCCTATCCGACTGCGGATGGTGTACCGTGCGAGCAGGTCTGCGAGGACACAGAGGCGACTGGCTGGACGAGCATGCACCCTGGATGTGTCGCGCAGGCAGAGTCCTGCGAGGAGGCATCGCGCGTGTCAGCTCGAGGTTGTGACCCGTGAGCATCACCTGGCGCACGCCGCTCGTGCAAATCCAGTGGTGTCCAGATCTGGACATGCGCGAGGTCATGCGCGCGAACGCGCTGTCAGTCGTCGGGCTGCACGGCGGGACGAGAGAGACCGTCGACCTTTTCCAGCACTTGCTCGGCCCGTCGACCAGCTGGCGGTACGGGATCTGGCCGCTCGCCAAGCCGTATGGGGCTGGCGGAATCTCGACGTGCGCAATGGTCGCGCTGGGTCTGCTACGACGCGCTGGAGCGGACTGCGAGGACATCCGAGACGGGTACCACGACGACCTGGGCACAGGCCTTCGCGTGGCGAAATCGTGGGCGCGCTCGCTCACCCCTCGCCCGGCTTGGATCATGCCAATCCCTGGCCTGAGGCCTGGCGTGGGAGACGTCGTGCAGGTACTCGGACCCATGCACGTCGCGACGGTGATTGGATGGGACGGTGACGTCTGCGTGACAGTCGACGGAGGGCAGGCGCATCCAGATGACGGTCTGCAGTGCATCGCGGTCCGCCGGAGGGTGTGGGTCGACACGCCGCATGGCGGTGCCGTACTAGGGTCGCGCGTCGTCGACGGGTGGATCGACGTGCAGCTCCTGCCGTACTCCGGACTCGTCACGGTGCCGGAGCTAGTCGGAGGCTCGTAGCAGTGCAGCAGTCGACGGCGCCTATGACCTGGTCGATGCTTCTTGTAGCGGGTAGCTACTACCCACTCGACATTCCCTGTTGGATACGAGCTCATCCTCCCTGCCTCAGCCAATCGTGATCAGCAGCTGTGAGCGCTTCCTTCGCCGCTCGCCGAAGCTCCGGGTCAGGTGCTCCGCGTAGCTCGGCGCGGTTCGCTAGCTCGTTGAGCGCCAAGCCAAGCGTGCGGCTGGAGTGCATTCGTAGGCTAGCCGCGCGCTCCGACTCACCCCAGCGGGCGACGTCCTGCTCCACCAGTTTTGCGATCGCTTCGTCTCTTTCCATATCGTCCTCCCATCAAACCTTCCTGCGGCATCGCCGCGTCACGACCATGTGGCGTGCCTACCGCTCACGCGACCCTGCGCAGTAAGCGCACCCGTCGCGCGACTACCTTAGCCGCGCCGAGATCCCGCATCCCGACGTCCTCTGCCTCCACCAGGTATACCTCGGTGTCATCCAGACCCCCGCCCCACGCGGGGGGATCCCAGGTGAGGTGCAGCCCGACCGAGCACAGACGCGCCTCGGGCGTCTCGTGCCACGCCCCCGGCTCCCAGGAGCCATCTGCGCGTTGGGTAGGCAGGCTCCACACAAGTGAGCCCCCATGGAATGATTGCCCACCTCGGAGCACCTTGTAAAGTGTCCGGGGCCGCCGCTCAAGCCACTCCGCCGGAGTCAGCGACCCATCCGAGCGCGCCCATTCGAGCGCCTCGTAAGCCCCGATGGGTGTGTCGGCCCCAAAAACCCGACGTACGAGCCCCCAGAAACGCCAAGACACTTCCGCCCCACGCCGCCGCGGAAATACGCGGTAGGCGTACCGAAGTCGCGCGCGATCCCCCTCGCGTAGGATCTCCGCCTGTACCCGGGCTGCCTCGGCCCAGTCCAGATCGCGGATGCGGATCACCGCGTGTTCATGATCGGCTACTCGCTCACGGGCACGCTCACCCGCGCCAGCCAGTGCGGCCCGCTGCATCTCTGGGCAGCACCGTCCGAGAGCGGCCAGCGCTCGAGCGCTGATGCGTGCGTAGCATTCCAGCGCCGACGAGCGGCGCGCAGCCCTGCCGATATCTGCAGCGCGGCGCATGTTGCGCGGGTGGATCCGGTTCGTGACGAGGAGTCCCCAGACGTGCGGTACATGGCGCACCGCGCGTCGCACGGCCGGCCCAGCTGACCATAGCCGGAATGCCGTCTCCGGGCTTGCGTTGTGGTCCGACCCGACCACATCGGGCCGGGGCTGCGTCGCCCGCCACCACTCGGCGAAATCCGCAAGCGTCCTAGCTGGGCGCCCGTCACGGCGATCACCCAGGATCCACTCCCGCGGCGGTATGCGCCGGAATCCGACGGCGACGAGCCTGCCGTCGAGGCGATCCTCACCCTCTAGCCACGGCGGTCCGCCGTACTCGGGGGGCGGGGTACGTCGAGCGAGCGAGCGGCACACGCCCACGTACTGGGCGGCGGTCTCGATGGGGCGGGGCGGGCGGATGGATCCGAGTCTAGCCCACTGACGACCCCCAGAGCAGGAGTCGTCGACACCGTACTCGCGCTGACAGATCCTGAATGTGCTACCCATGTGACAGTCCTCCTACGTCCACGAGCCCCGAACCGCGGAGGCTACGGGGCGGAGCGGAGCTGGGTCGGTCAGTGCGATTGCTCGGAAGGCTCCTCCTCCTCCTCCTCACCCTCATCCAGCATCGCGAGCGCCTCGAGCTCTGCTGACGAATCTCCCCATTCCGATGCCAGTCGGCGTGCTCCATCTAGAGCCTCGCGGGCTGCATCTACGTCACCATTCTCTAGAGCGGCCACCGCCTCATCCCAGGATGCCATGGCGGAGTCACGAGCGTCTGCAGCCCTGTCCTCGTTGTCCTGGTCGTGTCTGTCTCCACAATCGGCGATGCCTGCTGTATCGACGGCCAAGTCCCAGCAAGCAGCAGTCTCGTTGCGCAGCCTTTTGATTGTGTCGATCATGATCGGTCCTTCCTGCGGCATCGCCGCGTCACGACCATGTATAATGCACGCCGCGTGCCACTTGTGACGATTATCGTCACATGCAAATACAGCGTGTTTTGGCGTGTATGCTGTGAACACACACGATGATGTGACAATTTTCGTCACCAGCAAGTGACGGTTTTTGTCACGACGAGTTTTCTTCGAGAAAAACACGCTGCTCGATTGGGCAGTAGTGACAAGTTTCGTCACTGGCCGTCCGCCGTGTCATGGCGGGGCTGGTGCGGGTAGTAGTCGCGCCACCCGTGCTCGCGGTCGAGCTGGCGCACGTCGTCCAGCAGGTGGTAGCGCTGGACGTAGCGGTGCAGAGCGCGGAGGTGCGGTAGTCCTAGGGCTGATGCTGCTGCAGCACGCCTGCCTTTGGCGGCGATCAGAGCGTCCCGCAGGACCTGCCAGACAGCGTACCGCGCGCCGTCGTACTCGGCCTTCTTGAGGAGATCCATGAAAGGGCAGCAAGCACACCGCGTGCCTACCGACGTCCGCCGTACCCGCGCACGACGCTGACCAGCTGCGGAAGCTCCCCCTCTGGCCGAGCGGAGTCGCTCACCATGAGCTGCGCGTCGACAGGTCGGCGTATCCTGTAGCACAGCAGCCCGCCGGCGGTGCGCTTCGGAGACCTTCGCGCAGCTGTCTCGGCGGAGATCTCGAGCAGCTCGCGCTCGTACCGGTCCCACGCAGGGCCGGCATCTGGCAGGTCGTGCACTCCACGCAGCGCAGCCCACTCTCGGACCGCTCGCGCCGAGATGTACCACGGGACCATCATCTCGCCTGTCCGATCGGCTGGGAGCACTCGGTGCGCAGCCCTGTCGATGTCTCGCGCGTCTTGCACACCGTGCTCCCTGACATCCTGGCCCCGAAGTCGCTCCAGGCCTCACGACGCCTATCCTCCGCGGCCTGTGCGGCATCATGCATCCTGCCAGCTGCCCACTCCTCGACTGCTCGATCGTGTGACTGGAGCAGCAGCGTCTCGAGCACGCGTGGGTCATCGCACGACCCCGGGTCCTTGTCGCACTCACGCCAGACGGCGTCCCAGTCCGCCATCGTGTAGCGGTCCTCCCAGTGCGCGGCGAGCATCTGCCAGTAGAGCTTGGAGCATGATTTCGCTGTTAGCTGCTGGCATTTCTCAGATGCGAAGCGCGCGCGGTAGTCGTCGGTCGCCATGGTGTCAGTGATCAGGCCGCACCTCGGCCCCCAGGTCGAGCCGTCTCGGCACCTCCACCAGATCACCCGGTCCAGCGCGTCCCGCTCGATCTGCCTGGCCTCCCCCATCGGCACGCCGTGCACGCACCCCACACCCATCGCGGCCAGCACCAGCACGGTGACGATTCTCACCAGCATCAGGAGAGCGTACCATCCTGTCTTGAGCCATTCAACGGACTCTGGAAATGGCTGACATGCCGTCCGACTCGAACGACGCGAGCACAGCCTCAGCGAGTCTGCACCCAATCGCCACGTGACGCTTGTCTGCGTCGGCGACAGCCTCAAGGTAAGCTGCTGCCAGCCGTGCCACGTCTGATGCCACAGATGGCTCAAGACCTCGGATCCACTCGTGGTTTTCGCAGGTCTCCGGAACCGAAGGCCAGTGGTTCGAATCCACTGTGGCGCGCGAAGATTGGACGATGGCGTGGCACGACCGTGGCATCGTCTCTCTGGCAGCTCTAGCGATCGTGCCCTCTGCCAGGTGCGCGTACCTCTCGGTCGTGGTGACGCTGGCGTGACCTAGCAGCTCGGCCACCTCCTGCAGCGTCCACCTGCGCCCCCATGCTCCAGACACCAGCATCGAGGCACACGTGTGCCTGAGCGAGTGCCACACGACCTGGTGCCCTGTCACTCCGCGGATCTCGAGACGAGTGAGCCATCGGTCCCAGCCTCGAGGCGGCTTCTTCGCTCGCCTGTAGCACCCGCGAGCCGTAGGGAAAACGAGACCGTGCTCGTTGGCGTAGGCCTTCTTCCCTGATGGGCTCATGAGGAATGCGGGCAAGGCACGCACCCACGCCTGCATGATCGGTACGAGCCACGGCAGGATTGGGACTCGACGCACGCGTCCTGTCTTGGTGGGCTTCGCACGGCTCCCCCACCGGATGATTGCGTGCGGGTCGTCGTCGTCGAGGTGCAGGTCTCGCAGCTCGAGCGCCCACTGCTCTCCCTGACGTACGCCTGTCCCAATCGCAAACGAGATCGCGACTCTGTCTGCCCATGGGATGACCTCAGATGACATCAGAGTGCTCTGATCTGATGCGGACAGGTACGTCCAGGCGCTCTCGTCAGGCTCGTCGATGTGTACGCCTATGGCAGGGTTCTGCTGGATCAATCTCTCCCGCTTGGCACGGCCGAGTGCCACACGCACGAGATTCAGCGTGTTGCGTTTTGTGCGTCCTGATCCGGACAGCCTGTCCACCCACTTCTCGATGTCGCTCTGCTTGAGCTCGCGAAGAGGGATCCGGGCCATCGGAGACGGCTCAACATGTACACGCCACCTCGACCTGTCCGTCACGATCCCGCGGGCCTTCTTGACCGTCTCGCGCCAGTCCAAGAATTCCGCGCCGAACGACTTGAGCGTCTTTGCGTTCGGCGTCCTCGACCTGCTGGACACCGCGAGCTGCAGCGTCTGGGCCTCTGCGAGCGTGTCGCATGTGGTCCGGCTGATGACCCGACGCACGGTCACTCTGTAGCGGAAGCGGCCGGATGGGAGTGGCTCAATCGAGCCAAGGAGATCGTCGGTCATTGCGACAGCCTACAGCATCCCGAGCTTGGCCAGGATCTTGTCCGCCCTCGCCTGGTCCAGCTCGGAGATCTCAAGGGAAGTCGCCGCACGTGGACGCTCCCTGGCTGCTGCGGCTGCCTCGCGCTCGAGCTCCTGCGCGGCTGCTCTGAGCGCCGATGCGAGTGCTCGGATGAGCTTGGCGTTCGTCACCTCGGCCTCCTGTGCTGGCTGGCATGGGGGCAAGTGGCGAAGTGGGACTTGTGCCGCGGGGACGCGAACAGCCCTGGCTCTTGGCCCACCACGCACGCTACCAGCTGCCCTCTATGCTCCTCGAGGACCAGGTTGCCATCTTCGGTTGGAATCGCGTCCACTGGAATCCGCGCCCCCTTCGGCGTGACTGCCCAGATGATCTTGGCCCCGCAGCTGTTGCATCGTGCCATACGTCTCACCCATTCGCCCCGGGCTCGTCCTGCACGAGAGGGACGTCCTCCCACGAGTCCTGCCCGACCTGGTCATGCACCTCGTCTGAGGTGGGCTCGTCTGCCTCGAGAGCGTCCTCTACAGGCGCTGTTTCAGTGACTACCATCCTGGACAGTGCTGCCTTGAGTCTGGCGCATAGAGCCCCGCCCTTGCGCTGCCCCTGCCATGCACGGCGGTACTCATCGGCCTGTGCTGGAGTCGCGTCAGGGCTGCCGATGACTCTGATGCACGGCACCATGCCACGCACCCTCCTGTCCTCGTCCTGGTCCACGACGAGCTGGATGCGCTTGCCGACCCACTCTACAGGCCGCTTGGAGCCGAGCAGGACTGCGACAGAGAGCGCGTTTGTTTTGTTCATGATCCACTGCTTCTGCTTTCCTAGCAGCGTCACGACGGTGGCAGATGCCTTTTTCCCTCCGCTCATGGGGACGCTCTCCACAGCGATGTGCTCGATCTCGACGACGGGGGAGACGGTGCGCCCGACCTTGTCCACGAGGTGCTCTGCCCGCAGGTAGCGGTCGGGGTACATCACGTCGAGTGTCAGCTCGGATAGGTGTGGGTTGCGTGTCATTTGAGTCCCTTTCGGCCTGCCTCGCTCATTCATTCCTCCTAAGCCGCCTCGGCCCCGTCTACACCGGTGAAATCCAGCTCCACATCGCCTGGTGCCCCCTCCCATGCCCATGCCGGGATCTCGTAGTCGGACACGTCTGGACACGTACCAGGCCACGTGTCTGTCTCGACGCACTCTCGCAGACGCCTGAGCAGCCATCGGTACTCGTCGCGCCCGAATGCGATCAGATCCGAAGGCACACGATAGACGGCCACGTCATACGGCCGCACGTTTTCCGCGGCGATCACGTATGCCTCATCGACATGGCGCCCAATGGCATCTAGTCCGTCGTAGTAGAACGAGATCTGTAGGTGAGTGCCTAGGCCATATTGCTGCGCGAAAAAAGGCCGGCTCTCGATATTCCTCGTCAGCTTGAGGTCGACTAGTGCCGCCGGACTGACATAGTCCGGCCTGCCCTTGCAGTCGATCCCTGTCTCGGCGTCTGCCCAGTACATGGGCACCTCTGCCTGCCCAGCCAGCAGCAGCTCGTGCGCTCGCGGGTGAGCATGTACTGCCGCAGCGACGCGAGATGCCTGCTCGTACTCCTGCTCCGAGATCAGCACAGCCCCTGCCATCGTCCGCTCTAGGACGGGCTCTATCTCTGCCCACTCCGAGGCAAGGACGATGGTGCATCCCTCATGGTCGCGGGCGAACGCGTCCCATGCCTTGCCCCGGCGTGCCCCTCCATCGTAGAGGACAGGGACCTCACCAGTGGACGACAGCTGCTCGAGCAGCTCCCATGCTCTGGTCGTGCGCGACATCCGTGTGACCACAGCGGCACGATCGAATCGCTCCGGCTCTAGGACAGCCATGTGCGCCACCCGCCCGAGGGCCAGCGCTCTCGTGTCCTTGCGCTGATTTGCAACGACCTCGAGGTAGTGCATCGGGCTGCGCCGCATGTGCTTTAGGGAGGATATGTTTACTGCTTGAACAGAATAGTAGTCTTGCATCACACACCTTTCATCCTGCACCCCGGTACGGGTATCCCCTCTTCAATCCGCCTGCGATCAAGGCCACAACATCTATCTTCGTAGACGCTAGAGCCATACGGGCAGAGGGTGCACGTTCACACGTGAAAGGCAACGCGTCTCGCATGCGAAGACGTTCGTGCTTACATTCCTCATCAAACGCTCGCATGGCCGCGAGCACCTCTTCCGACCACGCCATGTCACCCAATGGCCTCGGCGTACTCATCAGGTGTCAGGTGCCCTGCGCGTAGAGCGGCCGCAGCCTGCCGTCTGCGATCCGCATCTAGGCGAGCGTGCCCCTCGAGCTGCTCGATCGCCACCACAGCCCTCGCTATGGTGTGCGATAGGTCGCGGCGCACCTCGTCTGGCAGTCGCGAGTCAGCGCTGCAGCAGGACACGACCGTCAGCGTATTCCGCAGGTCGTCACAGGGACCCCAGATGGGGTGGTCGACAAGGCTCATCTCGACACCATCCTCAGTGCTGCGTCCCGGATCCTCGCCTCGACTAGGCGCTGCTGCTCGATGCGCTGCTCGACTGTGAGCCTGGGAGGCGCGCTCCCCACCGGCAGGCGCCCTGTCCCGGCGCAGTGCGGGCACTCACAGGGTGGACGGCCTGACGAGAGCAGGTAGTCCTCCTGCTGACCAGTCCCCCCGCATCCCCAGCAGCTGACCATCGTCTGGGCAGGTGCAGCCCCAGACAGTTCGCGCTCGAGGACATCTGCAGCGCGCTCGAGCTCGATGCGTGCGCTGGCACTCTCTGTTTGGAGTGCCATGAATCGGATCTGTGCTGGTGTCATACCGTCCTCCTGCGGGCCATCTCGCCACGCACTGCGTCCAGGGCTAGCCACACCCTGTCGAGCCTTGCGAGCCATACTGGCCGTGTGAATGGTGAATTGGCCGCCTCCCCAGCGTGCCCTGCAGCCATACCGAGCAGAGCCGTCATGCACCTGTCCAGGGCCTGGTCCTCCTGAGCCGGAGTCCTGGCCCCTACCAGGTCAGCGAGCGCGAGAGTGCCACACAGGGGGCCCCTCGAGGCGTCTATCACGGTGGGTCTGATCATGCCGCCCTCCCAGCCTCGAGGAGCACACACAGCTCCAGCACACCGTCGACGTCCCCAGCGTCCACTAGGGCGTCCACTCGCTTCCCGATACGACGTAGCCACTCCAGCGCAGCATCCGGGGAGTGCCTGAGCTCTGCCCTTACGTGCGGGAGTGATGCCGCCTGCAGCCGATACAGCGCCTCGCCCATCGTCATGATCACCTCCTGGTGTCAGTACGTATCACCTGCGGGAGGTGGTGTCAATGTGCAGCGACATTTTTTTCTCCGGTGTGCATCTAGGGGGTACGCTGGTCGGTATGCGGTGCGCCCCAGACGTGCTCGAGCAGGTCGCGCGGGACATCTACAGGGCGGCTCACGCTGACCCGTGCGACCCTGTATCCACCCCTATGCTCGCAGCGCGAGTCCTCGGACCAGGGGCAGTGTGCGTGCTCCCTCCGAGCGCGATCCTGTCCTACGGAGAGCTCGCCAGGTCGCGTGGTAGGTGGCGCATCTACGTGAGGAGCGGGACCCCAGTGCAGCTGCTCGGGCACGTCGTAGGTCACGAGCTCGCGCACTGGGCGCTGCGGCGTGAGGGGCTGGACTCGGAGGCGGCCGCAGACTGGCTCGGGGCAGCGCTGGTGCTCCCTGCCCCGGCGTGCGACAGGATCCTGCGCTCTCCAGCAGACGTCGCCATAGTCGCGAGGACCGTGGTTGCGACGCAGACTCTAGTGGCTCTGCGTCTCGGTGAGTCCGGTCGTGCGAGGCTGGCTCTGGTCGCTCCAGAGCGTGTCCGCGTGCGAGGGCTCGACTGGACAGAGGACGCAGCACGTCGTGCGGCTATGCGCCCGCCTCCTGGTGTGGAGGTGGTCAGGCTGACTGACGACGTGAGGCGCGTGGCTCTAGCGGTCAGGCGGTAGTTTCCGAGGCAGTCTCCTCACGTTGTCGATCTGGCCTGCGAGCTCTGCAGACGCGTCCGGCAGATCCCCATCCTGCAGCAGAGCGTGTCGTGCTCGCAGCATCATTACGATCTGGTCTCGCGTGTACCTCGGCCCCTGGTAGGCGGCGCTCTGCAGCGCGTCGTCGAGGTAGTCGTCCGGAAGCTCCCCGCGCAGGTACTCGACGGCTCGCCCGAGCTCGGTCGGAGTGGAGTCAGGACGCATCGCCCCGCGCCCCGCGAGCAGCCACTCTACACGGACTCCGAGGTGGTCGGCGAGTAGCAGGAGCGTGTCCGGACGCGGTGTGCGCCCGCCAGCCTCGAGGCGCGAGATCTGAGCGTTGCTCACACCGCACTCACGCGCCAGCTCGCGCACGCCGAGCCCGGCCTCCTCGCGAGCGATCCGTAGTCGGTCACCGATCGACATCTCCCAATGGTGCCAGATGGTAGCGGCCAACGTCATACCTATCAGGTGATTCTCGTTGACAGCGCTGTCAAGATGCAGCACGGTTCCCAGCATGAGTAGTGGCGCACAAAAGCGGCTTGGCGAGCGCTTCTCTGAGGGGGCTCGCCTGATGTGGGAGGCGGTCGGCAGGGCTGGATCGCACCGAAAATTGGCTAAGAAAATAGGGATTTCAGGCCCGCAGATCACAAGGCTCCTGTGGGGGGACAGGCTGCCACGGCTCACGACAGCGGTACAGATCGAGAGAGCGACAGGGATCCCGGCGGTGGCATGGGCATACCCACCCACAGAGGATTTCGCCCCGCCTCAGGAGTCTGTGTCGGAGTGAGACGGATCTGGACAGCTCGGTGTGCTGCAGAGCACACACGACCGAGCACGAGGGCTGCCACGCTACGAGCCGCTCGCGCGATTTCCCTCGAGCACGGTGTGTCCGTCGCCGTCTACCGCTCAGGCGTCTACGAGCTGTCCGTGTACGTGTACTCGGGCACCCCGCGATTGCAGGTGCCCTTTGGCAGGAGATCGTAATGGCACGCAGAAAGAACGCAGCAGAAGCAGTAGTGAGAGTAGTAGAGCCCGAATGCGACGTGCAGGTCGATCCAGTCGATGCCGCGCCGTCCCCAGAGCAGAGCCCTGACCTCGACACAGAGGCGATCGACGCGGCAATCCGGAGCCGCAGCGTGGACTTCCTCGCCGAGGTCCTGACCGACATCGAGCGCGTCCGGGACGAGCTGGAGACGGAGCTTGCAGAGGTGAAAGCCTCAATGGGCAAGCGAATCAAGCTCGTAAAGGCACGCCTGTCCGACGTCATCCACGAAATCGAAGGGGTGACGCATGAGTGGGTGGTAGTCCCCGAGGACGGGGTGGCCTATCTCAAATCCAAGCTAGACGGTCGTGTGAAGAAGACCCGGCCTCTGGCGCAGGAGGAATACACGCCCGAGCTACCAGGGATGGGGGCGTGACGCATGGGCGGCCTGCGACCATATCAGGAGAGGGCGATCGATGCGGCTCGAGCTCACTACCGACGTGGCGCTCGCAGCATCCTGATCGTCGGACCGACCGGTATGGGCAAAACCAGAGTCGGGTGCGAGCTCGCCGGCGGTGCGTCCGCGAAGGGAGGTCACGTCCTGTGGCTCGCACACCGCCAGGAGCTCCTGCAGCAGGCCGCCGATGCCCTCCGTCGAGAGGGACAGGACGTGGGGATCATCGCTCCGTGGGCATCCCCTCGGCCGCATGCCCGTGTCCAGGTCGCGTCGGTGCAGACACTCGTCGCTCGTGAGTCGCGTCCACAGGCGACAGTCGTCGTGCTCGACGAGGCGCACCATCACGTAGCAGAGCAGTGGGGGAGCGTCGCGGACTCCTACCGTGATGCGCTCAGGATAGGGCTGACGGCGACCCCAGAGAGGCAGGATGGTGTCGGACTGGGGAATCTTTTCGACGCGCTGGTGACGGCCGCACAGCCCAGGGACCTGATCGCCAATGGGTGGCTCGTACCGTGCCGAGTCAAGCGCCCGACCAGGACCAGCCGCTCTCTGGCCGAGGACCCGGTCGAGGCATACAGGCAGTATGGGGCAGACAGCAAGGCTATTGTCTTCGCCTCGTCAGTCCGCTCGTCCAACGATGTGGCTGGCAGATTCGAGGCGCTGGGGGTGCCTGCCCGCGCCATCACGGGGGAGATGGGGAGCGGCGATCGTGAGGTAGCCATCGACCGATTTCGAGCCGGGTCCGTCCGCATCCTCGTAGGAGTGCACACCCTGACAGAGGGTCTCGACGTGCCAGATGCGAGGGTAGCAATCCTCGCGCGCGGATTCGCCTCGCAGGCGTCCTACATCCAGGCCGTCGGGCGAGTGATGCGCCCCGCCCCCGGCAAGCAGGACGCGCTAGTCCTCGACCTCACAGGCGTGTCTATCGAGCACGGGCTGCCAGACGAGGACAGGGAATACAGCCTCGAGGGCAAGCCCATCAAGAGCGCCTCAGGACTGCTACCCATCCGCCAGTGCGAGGTCTGCGGCCGAGTCTTTCGCGCGGCGGAATTCCGCGGGCCTGGTGTTGTGCCTCCTAGATGCCCAGGGTGCGGCGCCCTGATGCCACTGCGCGCTGACCCGTCCGTGGTCAGGCAGAGGATCGAGGACGCTTGCGCAAGTCACACGTCCACACGCCAGGCACAGGCTCTACGGCAGCTGATACAGACCGCGCGATCCAAAGGATATAAGCCTGGGTGGGCATATCTACAATTCAAAGTTAGATACAAGCGCTGGCCATCAGAGGCCCTCAAACAGCAGGCGGGGTGGAGATGAAACCTACAGAGAGAATCGCTGTACTGAGCGCACATATGAAAGGGCCAAAGCGCAAGCGTAGGCGATGGAGGTGGCGGCGCAAGAACCTCGACGCAGTCATAGCATACCAACTCAAATGCTGGAGAGAGCGGCGCGACAGACTCGAGTCAGAGAGAGCACAGTGGCAGGACGCAGTCGCTAGATTTGAGGGCAGGATCGAGAAGATCTGCCTGCACATGGGCTGCGCGACAGAGACAGGTCGCACCGCCCTATGGGACCTAGGTCTGTGGCCTGAGGTCGTCCGTCGAAACCCCTACACGTGCCGACAGCGGAGGTCCCGTGCCTAATCGATCTGCCCCACACACTGTACTAGTGAGCGAGATACGACTCGCCCTCGGGCACGAGCCTGACCTGCTCCTGTGGCCCGTCCAGCCAGGTGGCGTGCACGACGTCACTGGGCGCCCCATGCGCACCGGACCGGTCGGGATGTCTGACCTCATCGGGATACTAGCTCCACATGGCACATGGATCTGCCTCGAGGCCAAGACCGGGCGAGCCAAGCAGACACGCAACCAGGTGCTGTGGATGGATCTGATCCGCTCACACGGCGGAGTCTACGCGGTCGTACGAAGCGTCGACGATGCAAAAAAAGTCATCGAGCAAGCGCGCAGCAAGGTGACGCCATGATCCTCGTGTCCAGAAATGGTCACCAAATCCTGCAGCTATCGACCGCCGAGGCTGGGGTGCTACGCTCGCTCCTGTGCGCGTCCAGCCCTCGTGGACAGGCAGCTCACGGGCGCCTCGAGGTGAGGGTCTACGGAGACGCTGCGCCCGTCCCTCCTGACGACCACAGCCCCATCGAGGAGCAGTGAGCATGGCCCTGCGCGTGGTGGAGCCAGAGGGGCGTGTCCCCCCGCACGACCTCGACGCGGAGAGGGCTCTGCTCGCCATAGCCATCGTCGGAGAATCGACTCGCCCCATCCTCGAGCACGTTCAAATCGGGGATTTCTATGGCGCAGATCACCGGCACATCCTCTCAGCGATGCGCCAGATAGAGGTCGATGGCCTAGTCCCAGACCCAGCCACTCTGCTCGGTCGACTCCGCGCTGTCAGGCCTGGGAGCGACTGGGGGACAGTCATCGCAGAGCTCGCAGGAGCCCCAGGGCACGTCTCGCACGTCCCACAGCACGCAGCCATAGTCGTCGGTAAGGCTCGACTGCGACGTGTCATCGCCACAGCCCAGCGCATCGCCGCGGAGGGGTACGGGGCGGAGGATGCGGACGCGTTCCTGGCTAGCTCTCTCGATGAGATGCAGAGAGCATCCACCGTCCAGCGACGGACACGATTCGAGTTTGTCCAGACATCTGAGGTGTTCGCCCAGCTACCTCCTGTCCAGTGGGTCTGCCGAGAGCTGTGCATCGGGCCAGGACGCCCTACCCTAGTCGCCGGATACGGATTCTCCGGGAAGACCCTGGCGACGCAGGCAGCGGTCCTCGCGGTGGCAGCAGGTGAGCGGATTTGGGGCAGGTTCTTCGCGCGACAGGGCCGCGTCCTGCATCTCGACTACGAGCAGGGCAGGCACGCCACAGGTCGCAGGTACCAGCGTCTGGCATTCGCCAGCGGGATCACCGAGGAGCAGGTCGCAGGGAATCTCGTCACCGTCTACTTCCCTGAGGTCTACCTCACAGACTCTACGGCGGAGGAAGAGCTAGTGAAGGCCTGCGAGGGCGTGTCCCTGTGCCTGATTGATTCGTTCCGCGCCGCATGCCCTGGCGTCGACGAAAACGCCTCCGAGGTGCGTGTGTATCTAGACAAGCTCACGCGCGTGTCAGAGCGGACTGGGTGCGCGTTCGTCGTCGTGCACCACGCGGGAAAAAGCAATCCAGATCGGGACAAGCGAGAGACAGCGCGAGGGTCGTCTGCTATCTTCGACGCGTGTGGCACCGTGCTGTCCCTATCCGCCAAGGCAGCATACGAGCCCGTCCTCGTCGAGATCGTCAAGGTCTCTGCCTCAGCTACTGGAAAGCACGCCGAGGCCTTCCACCTGGCCATCGAAGACGTGCCAGACGATGACGCGCACGACCTGCAGGCGGGCCTTAGACTAGAGTACAGGACTGAGGAGCAGGTCAATCCTCCACGATCCGTGTCAGAGGCGATCACAGACGTGGAGAAGGATGTGCTCGCAATACTCGAGGGGTCAAGCGCTCGTGCCGCACTCCAGGGTGGGAAATGGTCTGGGATGTCGGGGAACGAAATCCGAGACCTGTACCGAGGCAAGGACCGCAAGCTGGTAGCTCACGCGCTCCAGTCACTCGCCGACGCAGGCAAGGTGGAGGCCCACAAGAGGTCCGGACGTGGTGGTGGGACTGCCTGGATTCTTGTGGTGGCGGAATCGGAGGGCGAACTGTGAACTGTGGTGGAACTGTGGTGGAACTGTGGTCAACCACGGTCCCGAACTGTGGTGGGAAACTGTGGTGGGTACCGTGGTATTTAAGACCACGGTACCACAGTTACAGTTCCCACCCTTCGGGGGTCAGTTTGGGAACAGATCAGAACTGTGGTGGGCCCACCACGGTTCGGGGCGATTCGTGATGCCTGGCCCTCGCTGTCCCGTATGCGCCCATCCCGACCGCGGAGCGATCGAGTCTGCACTCGGAGAGGGACGCAGCGTCGTCGAGCTCGCAGCCGAGTACGGGCTGACGAAGACAGCCGTGTACCGGCACGTGCACCACATCGGCCCAGGAGCGCGCAGCGACCACGGTCTGTCGCTGCGGTCCACGACTGCCGCGGCACCTGTCCCAGAGCAGCTCAGGGCATGGGTCACGCTCGCCATGCGCGTGGCAGAGGGCAGCGACCCTGTGCTCTCGCTGCATGCCATGCGCGAGGCCAGACTCACTCTCGCTCTGCTCGCTAGGCTCACCGGTCAGCTCGTCGATCGCACTGAGGTCCACGTGGCTCTCCAGCGAGAGCGGGAAATTTTGGCGATGACACCCGAGGAGCGATCCGTACTGCTCGACGACCTGCGCCGAGACCTCGGAGCTGTCGATGCGTCGGGCGAGGATGTTGGGGCACTCAATTGTCCGGAAAGGACCATGCCAATCTCCAGGGAAATCGGAGAAGGAAAGGAGCATGCCAAGTGAGCAAGCCAGCCAGACCGGCCCGAGGCGTGCCAACTGCCGGGAGAATTCCGGCCGATTCCACGAGTCGACCTGCACCAAGTGCCGTGCCAAGTCGGACCGAAGAATCAGAATGCGATCCCCCCCCTCGAAAGGATCAGTTTAGCGGCC